GGACCAAGTGATTAACAGTCACCGACTCTACCGCTGAGCTATTGTGGAATGAAATCAGTGTTTATCTAAAAGATATTCAACTGTAGTTGCAATGTCGTTCATTGCTAAACGAAGATCAGATCTCTGGCCTGATTCCATTTTAATAATTGGTCGATGATCATCAGTAAGAGTCCATCGCCATTGATTCATTTCTTTACAGTACCAGAGATTAATTTTCATGTTTAAAGTTTTCTAATTTCAACCAGTTTACAAGAGCATTAATTTGCATTCTTTTTTCTTCAGAGAAATTATTCTCCTTATTAAAAATCCAAAAATCTAATGCTTCAAGTGCAAGGTCTCTATCTTGTTTTGATAATAGTGACATAATAACCTCAGTATTGAGGAAGCGGAGTATCGGAATCGAACCGACGACATCTAACTTGGAAGGATAGCGTTCTACCGCTGAACTAACTCCGCAGGTGCTCTCCACTATATCTATGTATCTGCTACGATACGATGTAGTTTTGAGCAATGTCATAGGGCATTTACATCCTCATATGACATGATTACAGAGGCTTGAATCCGTAAGGAATCTGTTTGAGCTTGTATGGTTACCAACCCACATTTATACGGTTTTGTGTATGCTATCGGCCAGATAGTT